CCTTCTATAATCTTTGTATAGTTAGCTATAGTTTCTTCTTCACCTTTAATAGCTTCCTCAAATGTTTTAATATTTTTATTTGCCGCCGCAATTGCTAACCTTAAACTTTCCTTGTCATATGCCATTAACTCACCCCCTTTAAAATAAGGGGGTAGCCTCACCCTGTGCAAAGCTACCCCCTGTTAGATTAAGTGTAAATAGTATCCAGCGTCCTGATTGTAGCAACAGACTTATCTGCATTAGTCATGGTATCGGTAGAAGCAAACGGAACCAGCGGACCATCTGGATCAGTAGCCTCAACATTCCTAACCACTGCTTTAAAATCAATGTTTGAAACATAGATAATAGAAGCAGACATTGTAGCACCAAGAGCATACACTTCAAGAAGTGAAACATACACATCATCAAGAGTATCCATAGCAATCGGTAGGCAGTTAATTTCGAGGGTATCACCCGAACTAGTCAGAGTAAAATCAGGTGCAACCTGTAGAGTAGTATCATTATCAACCGAAATTACATAACTAACTTCACCCTGTGTCGAGTTATAAACTAAATCACCCCGCTTCACAGTACCATCAAAACCACCAGTAGCGTAGATGATAGTATTCTCATCACCACCACTAGAAACGAAAGCCGCAAAATTAGCTAATGTGAAAGTAGCAGTAACCCATGAAGCAAAACGGATTCTGTACTCCTTATTGTTATTGCTCTCATCCCTGATGCGTAGAACACCACCAGCAGACTTACCGGGGGTATCATCAGTAATAGAACCATCAACAATTAAAGTAGGATCACCAGCGGCACCCGCACCAGATGAAGAGTATTCAGTCTTATCAATGTCACCATTAACATCTAACCTGAACACCGCAACCCTATCATCAGTAATAGTGGTTTCATCAGTACCGATTAAGTTACTAACAGTAAGGCTATTAGCAATCGGTCTAATACGAATCGTGCCGCCAGAATCAGTTAACTGAAAACTGTTCTCATCAGCACTAACCCAATCTGAAATGTACACCCCTCTGGCACCAAAGAAAGTACCACCAGCAAAAGTACCAAAAGGTGATTGGTTCTTAGGAGCAAAATTAGTAGCAATAGAATCAATTTCGACTGTTTCAGTATCATCATTACTGGTAAGAGTATGATCAGAAGCACCAGTGCCAAAAGTTCCCCGAACATCTCTTAACAAAATTTCTTTGTTAGTTTCATCATGGGAAACAATCACACCAGTAGCACCACTAGTTTCCTGCGTTACATCTGAACCTTCATTAATAGTTCCAGAAGGTGAACCAGTGTACTTCAGGAATGCCTCACAACCAACATAAGACTCACCAGTAATAGCAGAAGCACCGGGATCAATATCAGCAGTGTTACCTCTTTGTGTAATGTATTTTAAATACTCATACACTTCAGTAAGTGGGTTATCTTGGCAATGAATTAAGATGCCATAAGTTTCATTAACATCGTCACCACTAATATCAGCTTCAGCAGTAGTGAATACTAAAGTAGGTGGTGTGTTATTGGTGAACCAAGTAGCTAGAGCAGGACCAGCATCAGTAGAAGCACCCGAACCAGAAGAAGCACCCGTCTGCGTGTTATTAGTAGTTGCCTCACTCCCGTCAAAATCAGTTTGAGGATCATCAATTAAGTAGTATTCAAAAACAGGAGTGCCAGAAACCTTGGTAAGAATAGCCCTAGCATCAGAAACATTACCTTGAATTTCATCCCCAATATCATGGCTACCAGATAAACCAGTAAGCGTAATCTGCTTATAACCAGTAGTGTTATTCAGATCAACACCAGTACCTAAAGGAATCGGGTTTCTACCACCTGAAGTAATGGAACACGCAACTTCAAAGTTAGCGTATAGAGTACCACCCTTCCTTGCAAAAATAGAAACATACCCACCATCAACAATTGGATTAGTATCAGTTTTGTAATCTCTGATAGGAACACAAATATCAATGTGACCGTCACCCCACCAATCTTGAGTTTGATCAACGATGGAATAAGTTCTAGCCCTTTCACCATCTACGGCAACCGGACCTTGGTAACCATAAATGTGTGAAGCTGATTCAATCGTACCAATTGAATAAAGGTTAGCCCAAATCTGTTCACCAGTAGTAGAGGCGGCGGCTTGTGCGGCTGTAAAAGCACCCCTATCAGAAGTAATGTCATCAGCAACACTATCAAAGTTATTAGCGGCGGTATCATCATCAGGACGAATTACTAAATAATCATTTGTCTCACCAACATCAATAATATCAAGTAATGTTCCTGAATCAAGATCATCATGTGTTACCGTGTAACCAATATCAGCAGTAACAATAGTTCTACCAGCAGAAACAACAGGCACAACTACAATACCAGTATTGCTATCCTGCACCCTTGTCCAGCCTGTAGTTCTTAACGCACCATTGGTAATATGCTCCATGCATTCATAGCTAATGTACCAAGGATCATTATCGCCAGAATCTATCTTTCCAATGGAATATTCCACGGGGGTCTGGGCACTTAAAATACTGCCGTCATTTAATTGGGCAGACTCATCAAAGTGATCTTGGAAAGCAGAGTAAACAGCATTCAAAGTTTTAGTAGTTGCTCCACCCGTCCAGTGAACACGCTTCTGCCTGTTCTCATCAAGGTAAAAAATTGTTATATCTGTTAGTATTACATCACTCATTTTATTTCCCTCCTAAACTGCAATTGTATCTTCTTCAAGTGTAACCAATAAAGTATAATCACTTCCCCCTGTTACACCTAAAGTGGAGAATGATCTATACTTTGTATCTCCTGTACTCGACTTCCTAACCCTAATTTCAATATCCGTAGCACCTCCATTATACGCTTGTTGTGCTATTCCCGTACCCAAAGTATCTTCATTCATTAATTGTGAGCGGTCACTGATTTTATAAATAGCAACTTGGGCATTTTCAATAGGGTCAGTATTAGTATCCTGCACCGTTACAATTAAATCAATTGCAGTTAAGAATGTAACAGCAGAACCTTCAGATGAAGCACCATTTGCTGATGGATTACCAGAGTTATTAATAGTAATTGGTTGACCTGAAGAGTTTAGAACATCATCTGTGTTTCCATCAAACTGTAACCCTACATGGCTATAAGGTGAACTGGTATCATCATCATGTTCAATAGCCGCACCAGTAGTGTTAGAAATGAAGTTACAATATTGAATATTAATACTTTCATTCCAAAGTAAAGAAGAGTCTACATCAACGGTATTAATGAAAGAACAATTTCTTAAAATAGGGGCACCAACTGGATCAAATTGAGAACACTGGTCAAACACAGCAGAATAAGCAAGATGCTGTGCATCATCCCCCATATTTAGCAACCCCGTGCAGTTAACAAATTGGGTGCCGTATAATCTTACTAACGAACCAGCATTATTACCACCATATAAATCTAAGCTAATATCCTGATCATCATTACCGATAAATGTTGATCCTGATCTACCTTTATCACTTCCAACTATAACACCATCATCAAAAGTAGTAGGGTTTCCTGCACTATCTTCAACGACAATCCCACACGCATCTGTAGGCATAGTTGTAACCCAACCACCACTATAATAATATTGGGTAGTTCCAAATTGAATAACTTTACCACTATCTGCAAACACGGTATCAACAGATTGTGTACTATCTCCTATCCAAAACTTTCCGAAAGCATAGTAAACTCCATCCCTTTCTTGAAGCATCCCCCATGCCCTATTAGGAAAATCAGTGCAGTAAGCTAAAACTTCTTCCCATGCTCCTGAATAAGTTCCGCTATCCCAAGTTCCGGTAATTCTTAATCCGTTACCTACTGCAATTTGATCTATGAAAATAGACTCTGATCTAACAGAAACATTTGTATCAACCCAAATACCTATAAGGTTCACGGCACCAACATCAAAGGTTCCTGTGTCAGTTACCGTTCCCGGTAGAGTAGGATCAATCACAAATAATTTCCAACCACCGAACCATCCATTATTATCATCTTCACCACATATAACAAAATCTCTATAATCTGTAGTCGAACTACCTATACGAATTGCAAAACCTTTATTAGCAATTGTGTCAAAAGCAGTAGGTGCCATCATGTTCAACCAGATATAAATGAATTGCCCTTCTTCATCTCCAGCAGTATCAAAATCAAGAGGGGTGCCCATATTGAAGTAAGTCATTCCGTCCTTGCTGGCATACTGGCTACCGATAGAAGTAGTGCCATACAGAAACGCATCAGACTGATCTGTGATGCTACCACCACCTAACTCAAGCCAATCATCCGTACCTGTACCACCAGTATCATTGGTTGTCTGGTCACAGTTAGCAATTACCCCTTTACCTTCAATCTCTATTGTAAGTGCCATTAGGGGTTCTCCCTATCATGTGAATACTCAATCCTACATTCAAGATTGAACATACTTTTATCTTGCATGGATAATACACCCTCATCAGTTGTGATGCTGGTAACCTGTGTGGCATACGCTAGATCATCTCTTTCTGGGTCACTCCATAAGACTTTCTTAATATCACCAATTGTATAATTTAGTATTTTATGTGGGTCATTAACATCATGCACATACCCGTAAATCATTATGGTGAATTTGCACAGCACTTCTCTGTTAGTTTCATCTTCTAAAGTTTCGGAACCATCACACACAGAAAGATAGGGCATCTGATTAGCATCAACTAAACCTAATGCTTTTAGCTTTCTATGTACTTGCCTTCCTGCATTTGTTTTATAACCATTGTCAATTAATATTGTTTCTAAATCCGCTACTACACTATCGACTATCTGTTGCCTTAAATATTCAGCCATATCTTATCCTTTAGATTTTCCGTATTTCTTAAATAAAGTGTCTACATCACTAGCTAATTTTGGAAGCATTGCCTGTATAGCTGGTGCCATGTACGGACGCTTAGGAATCTTCACACTTTTCTTTAATGCAAACAGTGGACGCTTCAATGCATTTCTACTAGAGGTAAGTTCCCATATAATACCATCGTACACTAGCTTACTATCCTTTGGGTAGTCACTAGCCTTTGTACCGATAGACCACTTAAAAGGAATGGTTAATGCTTTAGCTTTCTTGGGGGTCTGCACACCACCCTCTTCATGTAGCAAAGCATACGGTGCTTCATTCCCACCAGCTAAGAATGCTATTTTATAATCCCACCCCCCGTGTGATTTGTGAATTTCGTGATGCACAGAATTTCTTAGGTTACCTGTACGCTGGTTAAGTTTACTTTTAATGTTGTCCTTTATCTCACCTTCAGTTCTGAAAGCCCAATCAGTAATAGCTTTCTTCATAGCTAAATCAACTTTGCCAAACATATTAGCAAATAATGCTTTAGCTGGTTGAAAACCTTTTACCTTAAAGATAACCCCCATTACATTTTCATCCTGATCATAGATGAAAGCATTGAGGTAACCGTGTTGTACACCTTTCCTGCACCCCCGCTGTACACATCATAGGTGACACTATCCCCGTGCCCGTCAGACCTAGCGGCAATGCCCCAACTTTGTGTGCGTATACTGTTCCATTCACTCGACACTAACAACTTACAGGCTTGCTCTGTAATGTAAGGAACAGTATTATACCCACCATCAAATACTACTTTAACATTAGCAACACCACTGACAAACCGGGAAGCAACTAACTCAATAATTCCCTCATCCTCATATACATAATAATCAGCGGTGGGGATTAGAGTATCATCACCAAAAACACGGTCAATGTCATCATGCAAAGAAGCAACAGAAATCACAGGGTATTGTTTAAGAACTAACATAGAACCTAACCCCGAACCACTAACCTGTTCCGTGAATGTTCTAGCTTTTAACTTGGTCTGTAGTAGTGTATCCTCAATGTAACTGGTAGCTGAATTAATTAGGTCTTCCATCTGAACCCTATCAGAAGACGCTGTGCCAGCACCTACATAAGATAAACCAGCAGTTGCAGTTATTAATGCATATTGATCTAGTGCCATGTTATCACCACCTTATTTAATACCTAAAAGTTTTCCTATATATGGTAATATTTGATTACCACCAGCCGCACTTAAAAAGCACAGTAGCAGTATTATTTTCCAATTATCTTTTACCCAATCAGCTTTTCTAGTTTTTGGTGCTTTACCTAAATCCTCTTGTGCCCGTCTACCATTTGCATTTGCTTGTTTCAATGCTACTTCAGTTATCCTTCCATGTAATTCTTTTCGACACACAACTGCATTGGCAGAATTTGATTCCCTAAACTCTTTCACCTCTTGTGTTACTGCATCAATACCTTCTTTTAAATATCCATGCGTCAATTCATTTGTTGCCGCCATTTCTTTTATCTCTGATAATAACATCTGATTAGTAATTTCAGCCATGATATTCCACACCTTCTTTCAAACACCGTCCTTTTAGTAACTAATTAATGTAGCATTTAAATTTCCATGTTCAATTGTAAGTGTTCTTGTACCCGTACTATTTTCACAATACATTTCAATATACTGATCAGCAGTCACAGCTATAAATCCTGACACTGATGCATCACCAACATTAAGATTAGAAACTGATCTCTGAAATGCTAATGCTTTATCTTTCGTACCATTTAAAGAAACATAACAATGCACAACTTCTGTTCCTGCTACTGTAGCAATTGAAAAACTAAGTGTACCATCAACCTTATATTTTCCCGCTGTTGGAAAAGTAAGACGGTTATCTGTAGTAGAATCACAAGTAACACCATCACAGTTATTGTTTGATTCCCATGTTACTTTATATGCTGTATTAGCATCAGTAATAGTAATTGCTTGTGGGGTATCATGGGTAAACATAGAACCGTATAAACTATAATCCCTCGCCTTCCATAATGTAGAACCATCCCAATAAATCATATCACCAGAAGAAGCACCTGATGTGATAGTATTATCTACATCATGCAGTTCATTTACTTCAGCACCGTTAATAGGATTTACTAACATGATCCCGTCATCAGCAGATTGAAAAAGTATCTTGCCTATATGCACTGCGTGTATAGGTGAGTTAGGTGGTAACCCACATTCAAACTCCCCTGCTGTACCAGATAGCCAAGCAGTAGCACCAGCAGTACAATTAACATCAGAAGTATCAATGCCTCGTACTAATCCCCATGTAGTTACATAACCACTTTTACCTTCTTCAATAACAGAAGTAGCAACACCAACAGCATAACTAAGTTCTTCAATATCGGCATCAGCTAAATCAACAGTGGGCTTGCTTCCTGATGCACCTGTAAGGTACACAACAGACCCATCAGTAATATCATAACCAACACTATCATTGAATGCTCTTAATACTACCTCTTGTCCTAACTGTATGTGTGTTCCTGCTTGTTCAGTGTCAAGTTCTAAAGTCTTATCATCATCCACCCAATGCACTCTGCCTTCTTTGTGTTCAGGTATAACAGGTTCAGTATCAAAATCAAGAAAGGGCAAACCATCACCACCATTGCTAGTTGCTTCCCATAAACCAGTAGTAGCATTCCAATATATCAAGGCACTTTCAGTTTGCCCTAATTGTGTTTTAACATCAGCTAAATCTTTCAGCGTGAAAGGCTGGTGTATTTGTGCATTACCCAAAATGGGTATGCCCATTCCTATTATGAGTAAAACTAAAATTAGCTTTTTCATAGCACCACCTAATCAGGTTGCCCACAAGCAGTGTATGCCATATGAACAGTTTCAATTACAGCATTAGCCGCATAAGTAGCCAGTTCAGCGGTAAGATTACGATTAATAATTATCATTATTTCATCGTGTGCCGTTAACGGATTATCAGTATCATCATAATCAATAACTGCATATGAAGCTTCAAACCCATGCAGAGTACCCGTACCTACCTGTGTGAAAGCAGTGGTTGCTACAGTAGTATTTCCTCCACTAACATCTTCCCCTGCTGATTTAGTTCTGTAAGTAAGATCAAAATAAACATTATCATCTTCAGCCATAGTAGTAGCAGGGAACCAGTGAATGTGTAAACTCATATCACTAGCACCATCCCAATCTTCAGGTGTGTGCCATCTAATGTATGCTTCTTCATTTTCAGCGTCAAAACCCAAACCAGTAGCAGTGCCCTCAATCACTTCATCAGGGGAGTTCTGCCTAAGCCCACCAAGGATATTTAAATCAGTGTGTTTCTCATAGCAGTTAGAAGAACTATTAATCCATAACCCTGATGCACTATCCCAAGTAAGCACATCATTATCAACAGCAGTCATTTGTGTTTTTACATTAACTAAATCATTCAATGAAAATGGATGTTGTATATCTCCAAAGACATAAAATGGAATTGCTAATCCTATTGCAATCAATACTACAATTAATTTCTTCATATTATCACCTACGGCATAGTATCAGGAACAACAGGTTCAACATCTTCATCCACATACTGATTGCTCATTGCCTTACCAGCAAGCTTAATAAGAGTAGCAACGGAAGTTTTAGCATTAGCAGGAAGGGAGTTGTAGCCATAACTAACACGGCTATCACCAGCCCTTTTACCAATGTCATCTAATACAATGCCATTAGCAGTTATTGTGGCATCTTCAATGGCAGTCATCCCACGATCCCACTTAACAGTAATTACAATCTTTGTAATCTTGGTTGCATTTAAAGTTCTAACCTTAACCGCATAGGCAGTACCAGTTACGAACACTAACAGCGTGAGAGCAATAATAAACTTTTTCATTTTCATTTCTCCTTATGGTGTAGCAGTAGCCATTGTTTCCCATTGATAAGTATCACCAGTATTTTTCAAACAAACTTCAAATGTATCTGCAACACCAGCACCACCAGCGTCATACCACATTTGCCCTTTCATAGTAGCGTCACAAGTAGGTCTGCTTCCTGTATCACCAAGACCAAGCGAACCATTTATTCTTAACAAGTCATTATCAAACTCACCATAAATTAGAGGGGTATCAGTTGCTGTGTTATCAATATAAAGTTTATTTGATATTACTGTGCTTGCTGTAGATGGTCCTGCGTTTGATCCAATGATTATGTTGTCATTGGAACCATCTTCAACATTAGCACCGGACATATTCCCAAGGAAAATATTATTATCGCCGTCTGAAAGTTCAGCAGTGTACCCCCCTGCCCGATACCCAATACCAATGTTACTGAGAGAACCACTTTGCATCCCAAGGTAATACAACACATCATGCCCAATGCCTATGTTGTAATGATCGCCAGTACAAAGTGCCCCAAGTGCTTCGTTACCAATGCCGATGTTTCCGTCAGCATCGTAATTGCCATCAGTACACCAACCATCCACCACAGCATTGTAGCCAATTCCTATATTGTCAGAACCGTCTTCTAACTTAGCTATTGCTCCTGTTCCAATCCCAATATTGCCACCACCTGTGCCATCAATAGACCTGCCAGTATTTTGCCCAATCAATAAGTTGTTTGTTCCCGAAAGAGTGCGTGGATCAGGAATGTTCTCCCCCAGCGAAATATTGTGTCCTGATTGATCGTACTGGAAGAGCAGTTCCCCATTTATATAAAGTGAACCGGGGAGATTGATAGAGCCAGCTTCAGGTATCGTGATAGTCGAATCCTTGATCGTGTCTCCAAGGGTTCCATCCCATAAAACAAGTGCATCATCTGTAGATGATACAGGACCAGAAATACCACCACCAACCGCACCATCTTCCCATAACTTTGTAGTGTCATTCCATACGATGCCTTCACCATCAGATTGCTCCATTGTAGTTTTTACATTTGACAACTCATGCAAAGAAAGAAGTGGAGGTTGTGCAAATGCCAAACTAGGAATCAGCAGTAAAGTTAAAATTAATTTCTTCATTGTTAATACTCCTTATGGCAATCAAGGCATAGCAAAGTAAAATCTGCATTCTGCCCTTCCTGTGCAGTGTATAATCTCAACATATTACTTTCACTATTATCAGTATGAACATCGTGGCAAGTGGAACATTTTATCTTCCCATCAAATAAAGGCAGTGTAGTAGGTATAGACTTTTCGGATGGTTCCATTCCATAAGGATGTGAAATTCCTAAATCAACTTTTATCAAAGTTCCAAGTTCGTTTTCTATTTCTATATCACCTTCCCGACTATGGCAGGAAGTACATAGCAATTCTTCATTAGCTTTTAAACCTACAAGTGTAATTTCATTTTCAATAATATGGCATACACCACAACCACCATCGACATAGTGTGGTGTTTCCTTTTGCATAGTACGGTACATTTCAAAACTGAAATAAGTTAAACCAGCAAGTAGGATAATTCCGGTGCTTGCTATCAATCCCTTTTTATATATTTTAGTATTCATAATATCCCCTTATGGTATCACCATTCCACCAGTACCAATTATTGGATTTAAACTTATAGGAAAAAATTTACTGATAGGATTCATACCACCACTAGCACCACCACCGTAAAAATGGAACCCAATATCTAACGCTCCTGAATCAAACACACCACTAATTTCTGTATGGCTAGTATCTAATCCAACAGATGAAGCTGAAATATCTGCCATATCAATAGCAGGAGATAAAGCACCTAAATGCCTTTCATCAAAAAGAGATTCAGCATAAGTATCATCGTGTGTACCATATACAGGATCACTTGTAGAATTGTTGGCACCACTATTCCAATTTGTAGTTCCGTTATATGTTATGTTGTAATTATTTCTGCTATTGCCAGATGCGGTAATGTTTGTAGGGCAATTAGAAATAATGTTGTAATATATATCTGCATATATATTATTGGAATCTTTTATTCCAATAGTGGAAGCAACATTATTACAATCTATCGTATTGTATTTTATTACTGATGTTCCTGCAATTCTTGTATCTATTCTTATACCAGTACCATTAACAAAAATATTATTCAGCACATGAGTAAAGGATGCATTATCGGCATCATTAGTAACATATACTCCACCATAAGTAGTGCTTGCTCCGGTTAAATCAAAATAACTATTAGAAATAGTAAGTTCATTTCTAATCGCTTCACCAAGACCAGCCCCATCAACAAAAGAAAAATATGCCCTACCTTTTGTATTTGTATCATCAAAATAATTCTGATCAATTATTAAGTTCACTTGCCTTCCAGAACTACTATTGATACAAGCCCCAGTAGCATACCCACAGTAACGATGATAAAATCCCTGCAATCGTGTTTGCACTGTAATAGGGGTAGTATTGCCAAACGAAAACTGGTGTCCATAAGTAGTATCAGGAGAACCATAACCAGTAATACATTCAGCAGAAGTATCCGCACCAATAGTATTATCACGGCAATCTGTTGTGTATATCCAATTATCAGGAGTACCATCAGAAAGCATTTGAGCATCATTAGCAGTAAAAGTAATAGTTCTCATAATTGTTGATTGTTCAAATTTGATAATTGCTCCCGCTTCTACAGTAACAGTGGTGCTAATATTTACGCTTGCAGTAAGAACATAAGTTTCACCTGATACCCATGTTTCAGGAACAGTGATAGTTCCACTTTTAGTTTCATAACCAAAAGCTAAAGATGGAAACAGCAAAAGTAAAATTAAAAATTTTTTCACGGTATCACCATCGTGCCAGCACCAATTATTGGATTTAAACTTATTGGGAAAAACTTACTGATAGGCTTCATAGCACTACCAGCACCAGCAGTAAAATAATGAAAACCTAAATCAAGAGTACCACTATCATTCACCCCGTCATCAGTAGCGTGTTTACCATCAAGCCCTGCTAATGTTGCGGTAGTGCTTCCTGCATCAATAGCATTTGAAGAAACACCTAAATGATAATCATCTGCCCATACAGGTGTGTATGTTCCAGCGTGTTCTTGAAAGTCTGGTGTGGTAGTTATTTCTGATGCTACTTTAACCCATGTAGCACTGTAATCTGTTCCATTGTTGTAAGCTAAATTGTTGTAATGCTTTCCAGTAGGTATATCAAAAACAAGAGCATTAAATCCTGCTCCACACCCTTGTACAATGTTATCTGAAATCTGTATATTAGGAATTGTTCCATGAGTATAGAAATAAAATCCAGTTCCTGTATGTCCTGCGTTATTACAAACAATAGTATTATTGTTTATAGTGAATGAAACATTTGCATTATCTCTGCTTTCCAAATATAAAAAATGGGCATCAGAAGATGATTCTGTTATGAACAAATTATTTTCAATTATAAAAATATCTTCAGTTCCAGCATAACGCATACCAAAATCCATTTGTCTAGCAGAGGTATCATCTCCAGTATAACTATCATGGATAATATTATTTTTAAATATAAAAGTAGTTACACCAGCATCAGGAGCAAGATTATGTGCTATTAAATAATTGGATGTACAAGCAAGGTCTTGAAAATCACGCACAATACTATTCTGCATATTAAATGTAAAGTTTGGATTAGCACTCATATAAAAAGAACTAACACCACCAACATATGAAAATTCAGTGTAGTTAATTGTAACACTTGGTTCAGTTGCTCCTGCTATATTAACAACAGCAATATCACAATTTGTAACAGCAACATCATCACAAGACGCATGATCAGTTACATCTGCACCTACACTTTTATCAGCACATGAAGTCCAGTACACAGGATTTGCTTGTGTGCCATTAACAGAGAGAGTATCATATACATTTATTCTTCTGCCTGATGCAATGCCTGTATTGAATATCTTTATTATTGCACCATCTTGAATTGTTAAAGAGTTACCATCAGAAATAGTAAGGGCAACTTGAAGAAGGTATGTTTCTCCAGATACCCAAACTTCATCACCAATAATACTCCCCCCTTCAACTTCATAGCCAAAAGCTAAAGATGGAAACAGCAATAGTATAAGTAAAAGTTTTTTCATTGTACCGTCACAGGTAATACAGCAGTTGAAAACCAAGCATCAGAAACCGCTTGTGCAAGGTGATCCTTAGAACCTCCACCCTCAAACAAAACATTTCTTACAACTTCAGAATCACCATTAGCATCTACTGCTTGGGATTCATAAATGTCGAAGTCTTTAGTGCTTCCTTTGAATTTAATGAGAGTAGAAAATTCAGCAGTGGTTCCATCCCACTCACCACTATCAGTATGGATAGCATGACCAGTGCTTTTTAACTCATGCCAGAAAGCAAGGTAAACAGTTTGTGTATAAGAATGAGTAGCCCAACCAGCAATGCTAGAAATTACATAGCTAACAGAAGGACCACTAACACCAGAAGTAATGATAGCATTCACATTAGGATAGATAGAAGTGTAGGTAATAGTATCACCATCAATACTAATATTAGATGTATCAGCAGAAGGGTCAACAGCACTAAATTGTGAAGTCTCCTGCTCGAAATAATACACACCACCAAAACTAAAAGTGGTGCTTAACCCATCTCTGGTGTAGGTAATGTCACCACTACCTTTATTCAATGACCATGCAATCGGTGCGGTAGTAACATCATAAGTAGTAGTATTATCAACTACAGCTTTGTTGCTCTTTTTCCAAGTACCATCATTGTAATTTATACCATCACCTTTTATTGTGTAGGTAGGTGTGGTAGTAGTCCATTCATTAACAATAGTTTCTTGTGCAAAAGACTTCCCACATAGGAACCCTATTACTAAAAAGAAACATATGAAAAAAAGGAATAGTTTATCCTGCACATTTAGCATAATAAACACCTTCCTTATGGAGCGGTATATTTAGGAGCGTATAAGGTAACCGTAGTAGATTCACCACTAGCACAAATTAAACTAATAGCGGCATTAGTAAAAGGGGAAAAGTTCATAGTCATATCAGCATAGATAGGCATATCAGTAATAGCGGCTGTACCACCAGTAAAATCTATAAAGGCAGTAGAAGAACCAGAATTGTAAATACTAAGTTCTCTGGTTACCATAGGTGCCCATGTAATAGTAGTATTAGTATCGGCAACTGCTACAACAGTAAATTGAACAGCATTAGATGTAGGAGATTGTGCCCGTACTTCACCGGGGGGATAAGTACAATATAAACCTAACCCAAGCATACAACCAGTTAGAACTACAACACCAAAGATTTTAAACAAATTTTTTTTCATGACGGTTACTCCTCATAGTTAAATGCAATAAGCATAGCCATAAGATAGCTATTTACTCTAGCAGTTAAAGCATCTGGAAATCTAGCTTTCCATGTTCCTATTTTACCATTGTTTGTTATATGCCGTCCATGTATCTGTGTTTTCTTATCATGCTCCTTAAAACTGGTGAAAGTATCAGCAATCTTTTTGTTTTCTTTAATTGAATGTTTAACTGCAATGTTATTAGCCTGTTCTTCAGATAAATCTGCTCTAACTAATTCAGCTATCCGCTTCACTAGCTGTGCTTCATTTCCCCCAAAGTAATCTTCATATCTTATCAGGTGATGCTGACCACTAAAGTATCGTGCCTGTAGTAGCTGTAAATGCCTCTTACGCTGTACAAATAAAGTAATGAAGGCTTCCTCTAGGGTTATGTCAAAAGCACCAGCATAGGAGCATATAGCATCCCGTGGATCACGGTAAGTTGCTAATGCTATCATGTTATTAGCAGGGGTATAGAAACCATGCACTTTAGTTGTATTACCAAACTCTTTAGCAACTTGCCACACAAAGGTAGAGCCAGCCCGTTCCATTCCAGTTACTACAAACATTACCACCGTGCCCCAAGCATATAGTAATTATTCTTAGGGGTAGCCTGTAAAAATGTTAGCTTAGTTTTTGCAAAGCTGGGGTGGTCAATGTCGAGCATTTGAAAGTACCGCATATTATCATAGTTTCCAAAATCCTTTTGGAAAGCTACTTGCATATACTTAATGCCGTTTAGTTTCTGGAAGACTGCATTTCGTAATTCAATAGGTGCTTCACTCAGTGACCAGTTAGCAATTAAAGCGGCATTAATATCTAACAGTGTTTTCTCTTCATGCATCTGCTCCACATCAGTCACATACCACACACCATCAACACCGCAAGACTCTAGGTAATACTTCTGTAGTGCAGAGGTAATAGGAGTGTCAATAAGAATGTATTGCCCTGTAAAACCTAATGCATGAATCAACCTACACATACAACCGTAGCCCCCACCAAACTCAAATACCATTTCTAAATTATGAACATAATCTTTCATGTAGCTTTCCATAACATATATGCTATACACTTGGTGTATCAAGTTAGGTGAAGTGCTAGGATCAATACGGCTTCTAGTCGGTGCCCCAACATTACACTCATGTAAAACTGACTGCCAGCGTTTCCATTGTGAACTTGCTTTTAGTAATTCATATTCTTTTCTAATGTAAGGAGTATCAGCAGGAACAAACATGGTGTATTGAATAACATCCCATTGCAGAAACTTAGATATGTCACTATGCATAATGTGTTGCTGGATGTGGGCATTATTAGTTTCCCAAATACGGTCACTACCATCAGTCTTAGCATCTAGGATTTGTACAGTGTTTACTAATGTTTCTTCTAGTTCCTGCATCCTTTTCATAATAGCCCTACTTTCTTAAACACCGTATTAAACCGCTGTTCCCAAGTGTGATCTTTTATACATCTGTTATACCCAGCTTCTCTAATTGCATTTCTGGCTTCTGTGTTCTCTGCATAGTATTTGCAAATGTCAATTAACTCAGTAAGGTTATTAGGATCAAATGTAACTACTTCTTTTCCAATTTCAAACAAGGTTCCTAAATCTTCAAACTCTTCTGATAATGATAGCCCCGCCAGTGCAGTAACCTCGAAATCCCTTAACCTAATTTGCTTCATGTGTGTATTAGATATTTCAGCATTCCCAATTCCTCTAGGAATAATATTCACAGCAGTTTCACTTACCATCTTAAACATGGTAGGAAAAGACACACCGCTTGACATTGAAATAGATAGGTTACCTTGATCCCGTAAGTACAACATTAAATTTGAACGGTAGCCATATATCCTGCCAACCAACCCCACATCAAAATGTGGTCTAACACTCATATCAGGTATATAGAAATCAGGGTTAATTGCTAGTGGGGTATACAAAGCATTAGCCCCCAACTGTGCAAAGTATTCTAGTGTGCATCTATCAACCGTCCATGTAACATCAAACTGATTAGCAATTAATGTGTTAGCCCTTTTAAACGAACCAACATTATTACAGCCAAAGTTCATGCAATACACACCACTACTTTTTATTTCTTCAACAGCCCATGTAGTAGTATTAACATCAGAAAGATAACCAAAGAAAAGATCAAAAGGTTTTTCTGCATGATTCTTTTTAAACTGTTCGACCATCTCTACATTCATATCACTTTTATCAGTAATTTTCCAATCAGGATTATATTCACTATACCCGTAATCACCCCAATCAAACCAAACAACATCAAACATATTTTGTAGCGTCCAGATTAGGTTAGGTTTTTCCCAATCAGTATCATGGAGTGCAACAAATATTCTTAGCTTCTTCATTAGTATCCTCTAGTGTGGTCATAATAAACATGAGGGGTATGAGGGGAATCAACAACCCCGCCCCACTGGTAGGAACTCTGCACCCTGTTAAAAGATAAATCTTTGAATATAGTTTTTAACCGTGCTTCCCAAGTATGCCCCCCAATAGTTTGGTGACCGTTTCTAGCAATCTCTTCCCGTGCCTCATCATGGCTAAGGTAATGCCGCACAATATTAACCATATCAATTTTGTCTCGGTACATTTCAAGATGCACCCCCGGTACAAAATCCTGTGCAACAAACTTATTATAGTTTGTAACTAAGAAACTTCCACACGCTAAAGTTTCTGGTATCCTTAACTGCATACCTCTATCAAAAGAACCGTAGTTAAAAACTATCTTGCTCCTGCAAGTCATATCACGCAGTTCATCTAGGTAGGCAGAGCCAACAACAATGTTAGCCCCCGGCATCTGCTGTTTTAGGTATCCTAAGTATTCCCCTCTTTGGCTATGCATTGCCCCGATAAATAGCACATCAATATCTTTCTCACACTTCACTTTACTAAACTGCTCAATGTCAACACCACTAGGAAGGTAAGAAGCTGATTGCCCGAACAGTTGCCCCATCACTGGTGCATTCTCTGCAATCACTGTGTACCACTTATCAAAGTGCCCTGCATGATAATTACAATCCCTGAATGCGTGTTCATATCTTAGATCATCTGGATACCACATTACTTTAGGGTAAGGTAGCTTTGATAAGTCCTCGACATTAACACCGCTTCCTTTCCACATCAAGAGTGCATCAGCCTCATCAGGGAAATGCATCTGACCATGATCCCGCCTGAAATCATAATCTCTCATGATGTTACAACCAAGATTTTCTAATGCTTTAAAGATGAAGTTACCCGTGCCCCAACCTTCATTGCTAAACCGTGCAGTGATCAATACAATATTTCTAAATTCCATCATTGCCCCCTACGCTACAGAACCAGTAACAACATCAACAAAGTGATCACCGTTTTTATCCCAATTAAAACTAGCTTCAACTAATTCTAAAGATGCTGTTTGCATTTCACGCATCTCACCTACATTTTTACAAATCTCAATAATAGCATTTGCATATTGCTTAATATCAGAATCATAAGCAACCGTATGGATATTAGGAAGGTTAAGTTTATTAGCAGGAGGAAGTACCACACCATTTTCCCCATTCACAAACTCTGACATAGGGGCGGCATCGTTTGTAATAATTACTAAACCACTGGCAAGGGCTTCAAGAAAAGTTAACCCCAACCCTTCCCACATAGAAGGGAGGATTGCCACATCAGAATAGGCATAATAGTTTAGTAATTTATCACGCTCAATAGTTCCTATAATGCCTCTAATCTTACTGGTAAGCTGGACCATTCTAACATCATCAGTATGTTGCTGTGCAGTAAACAACATATTAGCATTTACTTTATTTAATAATTCTGGCTCACTTGATTGTGCTAGTTTAAAAGCGGCAATAGCATCTGGTGTGCCCCGCCTATTGTGAACACCACCCCAACCACCGGGATGAAAGAACCTTACTTCATTATCAGTTCTATCCACGCTCTCTCTAGCTTTTACAAACTCATCTAGGTCAGCACCCCAAGGAACATGATAGGCAGTTCTTGGGAAGTCACTACGCACAAAGTCATGGCAAGTTTTAGTAGGGCACACGATAGCATCACACGGTTCATAGTACCCCCGCTGTGAACGATCATAGGCTTCACGCATAATTACATTCACAACCCTGCACCCTGCCTCTTTAATTACTTCAGCTAGGTAAGGCTCATTCTGCCACTGCTCTTCTACCATCACTACGGTTTCTAGCTTATTGTCTTTAATCCACGCTTGCACAATTTCAGCAGGGATTATGTACTCAGGGTAACTAGTTAAATTCTTGTGTGTCCATTCACCACTATTCTCAATCTTCTTTACTCCATGAACAAAGCCAGCCCGTGCCATCACAAAAACATTATGATTATGTTTTTCAAGTGCAGTAATTATGTTCTTGCCAACATACGCTTGACCTCTTGCAAACCATAAACTAATTAGCCCAACATTCATTATTTCTTTCCCTTCTTTCTAGTAGTTTTTACAGCGGCTTTCTTAGCATCCTGTACATCTTCTGTAGTAGGAAAGTTTTCTTCATCCTCTTTTTCATCAGGATCAGGCGTAGCCGAAAACCTACTTAGGCTTTCTACCTTGCCCCCTATTACAGATTCAACAAACTCATAATTTAAATTAGGAAGCGGCTGTGAGGTTCCTTTGTAGTCAACCTTCCTCCATTCATTAGGACTATTATGCAACCAGAATAAAGCTAAAGTGTCTGGCACTTCATAGACTTCACCAGCAGTTACTTCCACCATCATCTTTTGTGTACTCACCCCAATAGGCACACCGGGAAGCCCCATAAATCTTAACTTCATTAGCTTGTCTCCTTCTCTTGAATTTTAGAAGTTTCCATTTTAATACTTTCTAGCATCCTTGTAGCATCCATCCTTAACGCACTATTTTCTATAAGGTGGATGTTCTGATTCATACGGTCATCATCTTTCCCTAAAAATCCCCGCACTACACCAGCATGATACAGTGCTTTATCTGGTTCGTTCTGTTCACTATAGCAAGTCATTAGAATATCAGAAGGATACCAGCTATAAATTCGACCATCTAGAAAATAAGCAGTCACAGGCATATCATTTTCAACAGTCATGCGGTAAGATATTTCAGCCCAATGAATAGCTTCCTTCAGCTTCCCTTCTTTAAAAGCAATGTATGCCATATAGAAATATGGTTCTGCTCTATCGTACCTAGCAACCATAGCTTGTAATAGGTACTGCCTAGCTTCAACAGGACTATCCATTTTAGTATATAGAAGGGAGGCTACCGTAATACACGCTTGTGCTAATAGATCACCATCAGCTTTAGCATCAACAGCTTTCTTTAAATACTTAATACCTTTTTCAAAATCACCAGCATCAGCATATGTATTACCTAAATAAAATAAATCCCTTGGGTTATCAGAGTTACCTTTCTCTTCAAGCTGTTTGTATAACCCCGGCACATTCATATCTGTACGCTGTTTGTTTCTCCATTCCTTACGCTTCTTTGGCATCTTATGTTTGAATTTTAATTCAGGTGTAACGAACCGGGAATTTTTCTTGTAAGCTTTACGCTTTTCATCATCAGTGAAATCAATGAAGTTGTGTACATCTTTCATCCACCTGATACCTTCACCTGTACGCCACATAATCGGACGGGGAAAAATGTGCTTTGGAATGTTGCCCTCATCTTCCATCATCAAAATGTAAGGCTGTAGTATTTTGTGAGGCTCACTATTCTGCTCAAGGAAATTATTTAGGAATGGTAACCCTTCAGGACTAAGCACCTCATGACCATCAGGCATTAGTATCACATCAACATCCAGTGCTTCACATTTTTCTGATATGAAATTTCGAGGTTTACTAAATGAGTTTTCCCAAGTGAAGTAATAAATCTTATCGGTATACTTTCGGCAAATCTCTTCTGTGTTGTCATCAGTAGAATCATCAATACCAATTACTAATTCAGAGTACAGCGGCTTGTCTTCATACCAGATGGATTTGATTACTTCTTCGATTGTCTCGGCTTCATCTTTTAGGACTAGTGCTAATGCTAACTTTGCTCTTGCCATGCTTGCTTCCTTTCTCTAAGTGCTACAGTTATAGGATAGATACCCCCATATTCTAACACCTAACCATAGAAACAGTTCTTAAAAATAATTTAGCAAATGAAAACAACCACTTACAGAACCCGATCCCGTAAGTGATTGATTTTATTAGGGAAAGTTTTTTGTTAAAAAGTAAAGAAAAGACTTGACAAGCTTTAGCAAATGCATTATCTTATGTACATGAACACACACACTAACAACGAAACAGGGGGAAACGAAATGAAAAAGCAAAACGGTTTCACGATGGGTAGCGGCTGTTACACCTGTGAGTGTTGTGGCAAGCGTACCAGAGATACTGGAATTGGAGAAGCTGATCTTGAAATCTGTGCCGATTGTTACGAAATCGGTGGTGATCATAACCACCACACCGACAACCATGATAACGGCTTTGACCTCGACACTGGTAAAGCGGCTACCGATTACATGACCGGGAAAGCTTGCAGATTCTGCCAGTGGGAAAAAGATGGCAAGGATGTGGAATTTGAAATGCTGAAGGAAGCTAACCCCAACTACAAAAAGTAAAACTAACCGGGGGTGCCGAAAGGCACCCCCACTAAAAGGAGAAACGAAAATGGGAAACACGGTAGATAGAATTTGCGGAATACAGAAGAACCCCGAAATCACCGTAGGTGGAATAAAGATGGAACAGGTTCTGCACATTGCCTCTGGCAAGACGGTGTATGTAGTCAACATCTGCAACCTGATGGATGCCATCACCCCCAATTGGCTGGATGAGTGGAACAAGCAGGATGAGCATAACAAGGTAGTGGATGCATGGATTGAAAACACCCCTGCTCTGCACTACGGTAGGTGCCGTGAAGACTTCTTCATCCATGAAGCGGTAAGGCTTTGTGTTGAGGCTGGCAAAGGTGTGGTGGTAGTCGAGGACTACAGCTAGAAAGGAGAAGGCAAAAAAATAGGGGGAGCCGAAAGGCTCCCCCTATCACTGTTACAGATTTTACAGGTTGATGATATTACCAACCGTGTTGTCAGCAGTTCCACGCACACTCTGGAAATCGTGCCGTGCCATAGCAACCACCTTCTGCATATCAGTCTCAATATCCCTTTCCGACTCAACCGTATACTTCCTACGGTCAGCAAGAATGAACTGATTAGTATTAACCAGAACGATGGTGGTATCAATATTCACAGAGGTAGCCCCACCGCTAACACCAGAGGAGTTTAAATCTTCCCTGATACCAGTAGTAACGATGATGGGAATGCCCTGATACTTAGCCATCTCACCACTGTGAACGATAGCTTTAGGACCGTACTTGTCAACCGTCTGGATGTTAGGAAGCTGAAGGAACTTCATGTAACCAGCCGCACCCGTAACCCAAGCTAACTCATTAGTATTGATCCCGTACTTGCCAAGCTTTGCCCGTAGGTTCCTTAGCACATACTCACCATTAGCCGTGCTACCAGAAGTGGCAAACAGATCATTAGCATCAACACTCATGCTACCAATACCCGTAGCAATCTTACGGTAACCATCCCATGCTCTCATAGCAGAGGTAGCCGCCATAGAACCACCAGCTTGATCAGTATCATCAACGGTGCCAGCAGTATCACCATTAACAATGTTGAACTCAAGGGCATCAGCCATAGCGATAGAAAGACTATCCTTCACAAAAGGCATGATGCTAACAATCGAATCCTCTTCCAGTTCACTGGTGAAGTAAACTCGACCACCAAGCTTAGTAGCCGTGAAGGTTAGATTAGCAGTACCGGGGGTAGACTCAGTAGGCTTAGTTCCACTGGAAGCGGTAGACTCAGCAACCTTGTAGATGTAAGCATCAGCCGCCGTCATCGGGAAGATGTAAGGGTTGTTAGGCATATTAATCCTACGGTGAAGATTAGCAACCTTACCCTGTAGACGCACCTTCTTGATCAGTTCAGAACTGAAACCCGTAGGCACCCACTCATCACCAGTAGCAGAACCAGTAGAGTACAGAGCCTTAGCAAACTCAGCCGTATCATGACGGAAAGCCTGATAGGTTTTTAGGGAACGAGGATCACACTTCAGCACCTTCGACATAATATAAATGTCATCAGCACGGCTCTGCATCTCCGCAACAAAATCTTCACTGTACACAGTGCCGCCCTTCACATAAGACTTGGCACCGTCAAACATAGCCTTCTCAAAGGTATCAATCTTACTTCCACCTTCAACATGAATCACAGGCTTCTCAACATTAAACTCACCCTTACGGTGTAAATGCACTTGAGCCTTAGTCATATCTTCAACACGCTTCAGAAGTTCTTCCCGTCCAGCCTTAGAATCCTTAACAGCGGAAGCAAGACCAGCAACCATTTCCATCAGATGCTCACGGGTAAGTTCACCAGCAGGGGTAGCTTCAACCTTTTCCTTAGTAACTTCAGGAGCCGCTTCCGCAACCTCAACCTTAGTGCCACACTCAGCACAAAACTTAACACCCTCAATTAATTCATTTTCACATTTCTTACATTTCATTTTAGTTTCTCCTCGGTTAATCGCTATACTATATCTTGTACAGCTTTTGTAAATTCAAGTTCTTCCTTAACATCCAAAGCAATACTATTAATCACGCTTGCTAATTCCTTAGTATTAATAATATCACTATCTTCCGTTTTCGGTTTAGGTTCTTTAGGCATATCAGCTTCAAGCACAGCCGCCAAAGCTTCAAGTGCCGCCATGATAGCACCTCTGTTTTTCCTGTTCAGAACTCGACCAGCCTTGATGCCATCAACAATAGCTTCACTGCCTTCACAAATATCCTTAGTAAATTCAGCGTCTAGTTCTTGCCACACTTCTTCATCAGTAAGTTCCTTCACCTCTTCTTTTACTTCTTCAACAGGGTCTTCATTAATTGAATCGGTGCCGTACTGCATAGCCTTGCTAACAGAAAAGAAAGTATTCCTGTTCATAGGAATGCTAACAACAGCAACCTCTAGTAATTCAAGTTCCCTGATGTGCTTAATATACTTATCACCTGACTTTTCCATATCGGATTTATTAACCTTGTACCCGAAAGAAAAAGCCCGTAGCACCTTCTGCTCAATCAGGTTCCAAACCCTATCAGCAATAGGATCATTCTTAGCCAGCACTGCCTTAACACGCAAACCCTTTTCATCAATCTCAGCTTCCGTAATTAAACCAATAGGCTGATCCCACTTGTGCATATAAGTAAGTAAAGGATTCTTACCAATAAACTTAGAAAGGGATTTAGTAAATGCTTCCTTATGCGTAACTTCATTTCCACGGTCAATGTCTTCAGTGGAAGCGTAGCCTTCAATAACTCTTTCTTCACCATCACTACCATCAATCTTTGCTAATTTAAAATCTTTTAGTTCTGCATGAAACTCAAAATCAAAAGGTTCTGGTAACCCTTTTAAAATAAGTTCATCCTTAGTAAGCTTATTTTTATCCTTGTCACCCATTGTTATTCTCCTTAATTGCTTAAAGCAGTTTCCTTTATATACTATAAAGATAACACACTACCTTAGTTTTTATACTTCTTCTTTTACCATATCCAACACAACATCAGCATAGCTTTTACCGTCATCCTTCACTACAACTGCTTTCATATAGGAACCTTTAATATTATGTGGTATAGCAAGTAGGAAATCTTTACCATCTTTCGGCTTTAATTCTTTCTTGTTAAAGTCACCATCAGGAAATATCATGATGGC